CTGTCGCCCGACTTCATGGAGAAGCTGGATGCCATGACAGCCAGGATGCGCCTGCGGTTCAGGGATGGTGTGTTCAGTGAGATCGTAGAGAACCAGCTGTTCGATGATGTGAAGATCGAGACATACCGGGTTGTTAATGACATCGATGTACCCGACATGGTCAGGATCGTAGTGGCTGTCGACCCTTCAGGATCTGGAGATGAGGAGAACGCCAAGAACGACGAGATAGGGATCATGGTAGCCGGGCTCGGGATCGATGGACTTGGCTATCTCCTGGCCGACTGTACCGTTAAGGCAGGGCCTGCTACCTGGGGCAAGGTTGCCACTGATTCGTTCGAACGGTTCGAAGCCAATACCATCGTAGCCGAACAGAACTTCGGTGGCGCTATGGTCGAACGCGTGATCCAGGTCACCCGGCCCAGGACACCATACAAGGCGGTCACAGCGTCCCGAGGTAAGCAGGTCAGGGCCGAACCCATCGCCGCACTTGTTGAGCTGGGGAAGATCCGGCACGTAGGCTACTACCCATTGCTGGAGGACGAGCTGGTCCAGTTCACGACCAATGGCTACCAGGGTCCGAACAGCCCGAACCGTGCTGATGCGTATGTGTGGGCATTCACTGAGTTATTCGGTGCAATCGTGAAGAAGGTCAAGAAGAACCAGGCCATCATGCCCGCCCGGGTGCCGCTGGATCGAGGCGTAGGGTACTAATGTTAGGCAGAGGCTTGTATCAGCCCCGTGGAGAGTAGAGACTCGCAGTGAATAATATCAATAGGTTGTGTGGTTCCGTAAATTACCCGCGAAAGTATTACAATGGAGTAAATAAGGAGTAGGAAATGGCTAGGAAACCAACGGATACGGAGCGGGATCAGGAAGACCGCATGTACGAAGACGAAGAGCAGAGCCTGCTGGCCAGTAAACAGGACGATGAACTGGCTGGTGCAGGCCCTGGTGTCATCTCCGACGACGCGGTTGAAGGCGCTCCCGAGGGTGCGATCCACACCGTACTGAGTGAAGCTGACGAGGCCGAGCTGGCCATGATCGAGGAGGAGGCTGTGCTGACCGTAGCGCAATCGATCCTCACGACACGGAGCGAGGCAGTGGAGTGGCGGGCCATGTCCGGGGTCGAGCTGTGGTGGAGGATCAGTGAAGAGCTACTGGACTTCACCACGGATCTCCCGGCATACCAGACCATGATGGACTATGTATCCGGCAACGCACCAATCAAACAGAGCGGCGAGGTTCAGCGAAGCAAAGCCGTCATGAACATTATCCGGGGCCGGTGTGAGGTAGCACAGGGCCGGATCGAGGATATCCTGTTCCCGGTGTTCGCAAAGAACTGGGGCCTGAAGGTCACGCCGAGAGCCGAGGTAGCCCAGATGAAAGGCGACCCGAGCCCGGCCGTCGACGCGAAGGGTAACCCGATTCAGTTCTCCAATGGACAGCCCGCAACCCTCAACGATGTGTACGAAGAGCTGCAGGAACGAGCCAAGAAGTCCATGATGAAGATGGAAGCGGTCATGGACGATCAGCTCACGGAATGCCAGTACAATGAGGAGGCCCGCAAGGCCCTGTCGAAGTCAGTACGCATGGGCACCGGCATCCTGAAAGGCCCTTGTGCTTCGAAGAAACTCCGCAGGATCTGGAACCCCACCAAGGATAAGAACAGCAAGACGGTCCACATCCTGGAGTACAGGCAGGACAATCGGCCGATCAGTACCGAGGTCGATCATTGGAACGTGTACCCATCTCCGGACTGTGGTCAAGATCCCTCCCGAGCTGCATACTTTTGGGAAAAAGGCGACATCAAAGTCTCTGAGGTACAGCGCCTTATCGGACAGCCCGGCTATTCCGAACGGCAGCTTGAACTGGTCCTGCAGGAGCAGCCGAAGCGCCTGAACGTGGCCCAGGATCAGCACGCGAACGCCTTCAAGGTCCGCATGGAGAACGCCAACAAGGGCGAGCTGTACGAGATCTGGGAGTATAACGGCAACGTCAGGCCCGACTTTTTGGAGATCCTGAACTGTAAGTGCATAGGTGAAAAGCCGGTGTCAGCCCGCGTCATCTTCATAAACGATCACCCCGTCAAAGCATCTCTGAACCTGTTGGATACTGGTGACAACCTTTATGATTTCTTTCCTTGGTCGCCCATAGATGGATTGCCATGGGGAGCAGGCGAGCCCATGAAAATGGCTTGGGCACAGAGAATCATTAACGCTGCATGGCGGCAGATGCTGGACAACGCCGGGGATTCGTCCGGTAGCAACGTGGCCATCAAGGGCCTGGAACCGGCCGATGGTATCTGGGAGCTGACCGGCAAGAAGCTGTGGAAGTGGGACGGCGACACCGACCTGGATGATATCAGGAAGGCTATCACCTCGTTCCAGACCACCAATAACCAAACGGATTTACAGGCGATGTTGGAACTGGCCTTGCGATTTGTGGATCTCATGACTGCAACTCCAACGATCTTCCAGGGGGAAGCCCAAGAGGCCCCGGAAACGCTGGGGGCCACGAACATTGTGGTCGACAGTTCCAATATTACCTATCGTTCGAAGGTCAAGTTGTGGGATGATCGCGTCACCGTTCCCCACCTGAGACGCTATTACGACTACAACATGCAGTACAACCCTGATCCTTCTATCAAAACGGATCTCGATGTTGACCCACGCGGAGCGTCTATTCTCTTCGAAAAGGACCAGATGCGCCAGATGCTGCTGACCGTATGGCAGATGAAGGCAGATCCGGACATCCTCCGCAGGACCGACTGGGATAAGGCCGTGGAACAGCTGTATGCCAGCGCCCACCTTGACATCCTGAAGCCGGTTGAACAGGAAGGAGCACCTGGACAGGGAGCACCGCAAGATCCCGCAGCTGCAGCACAGGCCCAGAAGGAGCAGGCCTCTATCGAGGTAGCCAAGATCAGGCAGGCCACAGAGATGGACAAGGCTAAGCTGGTCCAGGAAGCAACCATGAATGAGCTGAAGTTCAAAGCGGACCAGGCTGAGAAAGAACGCGGTCACGACATCAAGATGAAGGAGATGGATCTAAAAATCAAGATGATGGAGTATTCTGAGAAGAATCGGATTGAGCTCTCGAAATTGAAGGTCCAATTGGCCATCTCTGCCGAGGGGATGAACCTGCAGCAAAACCTCTCCGAGAAGAGCGCAGCGCAGGCCGACGAGCTGGATGCCAGGGACAAGGCTCATAGCGACATCCAGGGAGAGAAGCAGTCCGAGCGTGACGAACGGAAGATGGACAAGCAGGGAGAGCAGCAAGAGCGGCAGTTCATCGCCAAACAGGTCGCCACTCCACCGACTGAGCCCGCAGGTAGAGCGCCAGCAGGACAGGCATACCCGAGATAAGGAGAACAAATGGATTTACCTACGTTTATTGCAGACTTTTTCAGGCCAGCCAACAAGGAAGAGATCACCGAGATCCCGCCTTCAACCGAACCCTTGATCGAGGGCACGACCCCGAGGCCTGGCGATATCACGGACACGCCGCCTGTGGTTGACCAGACTCAGCCCTTGCCGGATCTCGTCGCCCTGGCCAAGAAGCACGGCCTGGAGTCCATGGCCAAAGTCCTGGAGGAGAAGATCTCCCTGGCCCAAGCAGCCATGGCAGACAAGGACTATGCCAAGGTCACCGAGATGCTGGAGGCCGAGAAGCCCCTCATTATTGGTAATCCACAAATGGCGGTACTTGACGTAAATTCCCCGACCTGGCAATGGATCGTAATCTGGGCCAAGGACGCTCTTGACAAATCAAGAGAATTGAATGATAGTATCATTAGAACTGATATACAGACCGCAGTTTTGCGCGGCGAGATTAAGATGTTAAAGCGAATACTAGAATTACCAGAGAAATTGGCCGGGAAATAACCGCCCATAGACTGTCCACCCGGAAGGCTGGAAAGGAGTAGTAAATGGCAGAAAACGAGCAGGACAAGGCAGAACGCGAAGAGCGTGAATTGTACGCAGAGGTCAACGCTGAGATCTACGGTCAACAGGAGGTGACGGAAAGTGT